CCGACTACCCAAAGATACGTCCCGTCAAAGGTAATCCCTTTTGGATTGGTTTCTTGAGCAGCAACAGAATAACTTACTCCTTGGTCTACACCAGCAGCGTTAAATTTGCGTATAGTGTCTGTGACATTGCCTACCACGTAAAAGAACGTGCCATCCCATGCTAACCCTTCTCCGTCCATAGTAGTTACAGCGTTATACTCCCAAAATACATTCTGATAAACGCCACTAGCATTATATTTACTAACCCGTTTGTACGGAGAGGCTGCATTATTAATCACCCAGAAAAAGCTACCATCCCAGACAATGTCCGTGGGGCTAGTGCCTTGAGCGGTTACATCAAAAAGCACGTTCTGATAAACTCCAGCAGCATTGTACTTATACACTCTCTGAGGGGACGTTGGCCCTATAACCCAAAAGTGTGTTCCGTCCCACGTAATCCCTGTAGGGCTTGTGCGCTGACTAGCAACAGAAAAACTTGTCCCACTGTACGCAAAACCTGCTGTAGCGTCAGGATACGTAGATAAGTCTGTGGAAGACACGCCACCCTTGAGATACACGCGGCCATCATCTAGAGTAATCAGATTCTCTGCTGAGTTGATATCTACTGTCTCATTTACTTGTGAGGCACTACCGCCTCCACCTAATGTAATAGCCATTTATAGCTCCTTCCATCCAATAGTCGCATCAACAAATACCAAGGTCGCACCAGCGTCTGCCGCCAATGAACCATCGTCTGTTGTGCTATTAATCTTAGAGCCATTACGACCCACTGTGACTGTGCCTGTGCCAGCGTTCTTTATGAAGACTACGTTGCCAGCCGCAGGTGACGCAGGCAGAGTAATTGTCACTGTGCTGCTTGAGTTGACTATGAGCTGGTCGCGTGTAACTGCTGTGTACGCAGATGTCTTGATAGCAAAGTCATTGAATGCGCCACCTACACCTGCGCCTAGCTTGGCAGAAGTAATTGCTCCGTCAGTTATCTTAGCCGTAGTAACATTAGCGTCAGCTATCTTTGCTGTTGTAACTGCGCTGTTGACGATCTTGACTGTTGACACAGTGTTATCATCTGGTGTGCTTACAGACACCACAACAGCGTGTGCTGCCATAACTTCTACAGCTACGCCATTAGGAGGTGCTGTGCTGAAGGTAAGCGTAGTGCCTGAGACAGAGTAGTTGGCTTTGCTTTGGTACACACCATCCCAATAAACATTGGTATTATTTTCTGGTGTGGCTTCAGATAAACTAAATGCTGTGGCTGAACCGTTACCAGTGAACTGACTTAGTTTAAACTCAGTGCTTGCGATTACTGGCGCTACCGTAGCCGCTGTGATTTCAATACTAGCACCGCTTTCAGGCGCACCGGAAAACGTTAGTACGTTGTCAACAATCGCATAGCTGGTTTTGTTTTGGTACACACCATCTATGTATACAAGAGTATTGTCTTCACTCGGCGAGGTCGATAACGTATACGCGACTACTGAGCCGTTACCTGTAAAAGCGTTTAGGTTGAAATCAGCTGCATCGCCTACAGGCTTCCACGTATTCGTATAGCTTTCTAGTTTACTCGTCGTAGAGTTGTACCGAAGCATTCCAGCTGAAGCAGATGCTTCACGCTGCGCTGTTGTTCCAACTGGCAGCTTGAGTGAGCCAGTACCATTCAAAACCAAAGCCCCTGTGAGAGTGCCACCGGCTTTTGGTAAAGCGTTGGCCGCTAAAGTGCCTTGGGCTGCCGTCGCGTAATCTGAAGAATCAAATGCTTTTACTTCTGCGAGATTAGTAACTTCGCTGTCCATCAAAGCGCCAGCGGCTCCTACATTGGTAGCATCAGTTACATCGGCACTAGTTTCAATGTTATTTAGCTTGGTGTGATCAGCGTTCGTAAAGTTATTCTGCGACAGCTCACCGTCTTGGATACTGTATGTCGTGTTTGTATCAGTAGAACTTATAGTACCGTCAGCGGCGATAGCTACATTGGAGCCGGCAGTTAGCGCAGCGACAACATTCCCCGCGTCTGTGACATCCGCACTAGCTTCAATACCATCTAACTTTGAATGGTCAGCGTTCGTGAAATCATTGCTCGAAGTCGCGGCGTTGAGCGCAGCAGCTGTCAGTCTTAGCTCAGCCTTGTCACTCGACGAAAACGTTTGCGCCGTCGTGCTGTCTTGAGCACGGACAATGGTGAGAGTATTACTACTGCGTGCTGTACATTTAACGATTTCTCGTTTTGTATTACCTACATCTTCCAACGTGACATAGAAGTAATCACCCGAAGACACAGCTGGAAATACCGCCCCATCCGCAACTGTTATTGAAGTTGCGGATGAGCTGACGCTAGACGCTAATGTAGTTGCCGCATTATTACTAAATAGAACTGCCATTTATATCCCCTGACTACCTACTTACGATGCGGTTATAATCCAACTAATTGTCATTGAATCCGAGGCTTGCTTATTTATGACCGAGAAAACCGTTCTGCAAAGCATAGTTCCGCCTGACGAACCGTTTAACGTGCCAGCTTCAGTCAATGCACCTGTAGCGGTGCCTGCGGGGAAAGTGGCTACATAAGTAATTCCAGCTCCCGACACTGTGGTAGATGCTAATGCTACGCGGCCAGACTCTGTACCGAGCGTAGTATCTCCAGCAGCCGCAGCTGTAGAGCCAGTGCCGACAGCCATGTGGCTCATCGCACCCGCACTTGTATCCTTCATACGACTTGCTACATACCCTTTACCAGCGGTAACAACAAGGTTAGGAATTTCTTGGACAACCTCACCATTTAGCGCAACAGTAACGTGGCCTGTGAGTTTAATTAATGAATTTATCATGAGATGTTCCTGTTATCTGTTAAGGGTAAATGTGTTTAGGGTTGAAGCATTTAGTACCGCGTTGTTACCTATTATCAATGAGTAGCTAAAGCTATCGGATAAGCTAACAATATTTGTCTTGTCCTCTGTAATAATCCTCCCGCCGGCAAATAAGTCGTCTAAGGAGAAAGCGTCAGAGAAGGCCCGAACATAATTAGTGGTTGAAGTTAAAGTATCTAGGACGCTGACTGATTCAGTCGGCGCCGTTTCTACTGCAAATATCTGTGTCTCTGACAAAGTTACTGCGTCAGATTTATTTGCCTGAAATTCTAGTACTGCTACCTCAGAAAAATTAATAGCTTCTGCAAAAACTTTATTAACGGCTAAGACAGTAACGTCCGCTACGCTAACCGAATCGGTATGCGCTCTGTTTATTATGAGCGCCACGCTTACTACTTCACTTAGAGTAAGCGTATCGGCTACATTCTTTTGTAGCTCAAATATTTGCGCTTCACTAAGACCAAAACTGTCTAAGAAAACTTTCGAAACTGACACTACCGTAGCTTCTGAAAATGCAAAAGCGTGGGTAAAGTATTGATTAATAGGGTACGCGTCTAAAAGTATTTCTGTCGCTTGTATGGACGCGAAACTGACTGTGCCCGACGCAATACTATGTGCCGCCTCGGCAGATAGTTTTACGAAGGTGATGTCTGCACTAGCTGCCATTAATCAAAATCACTTCTTACTTTAAGCTTAATCAACTCGTTTACTGTTTGAATACCACCGTTAGCAAACGTTATACCGATCTCACCCTCAAAGGTGCCAGCGGCATTCAATGTGCCGGTAGGAAAGTTAGTAGTACATTTCCCAGCGGTGGGTTCCGTCACGGTACAAGTGAGCGTGCTTTTGAGGACGGTTGAACCTAGTTCACGTATCCGTAGCTTTACGGACGCACCAGTTATTACAATCGGCGCCCAGGTACTACTATCATTAGGGTTTAAGGTTTTATTTGCCGCAGCAGCGTTACTATCTTTCAATGTGAAAGTCAGTTCCGGGAGCGTGTCACCTACCACGAGATTTAGTGTCTGACTGTATGCCATCTTATTTACCTATAGAGTACTTCATTATATTAGTCAAGCTAATAATTTACAACGGTTTAATAGCACCAAAGTACTGGAGTTGTGTCCCGCATATCGACGTGTACAAAGCCCTTTGCTACACCAACGCCTTTGAAACCTAGCTCTAAAGCTTTCTCTACCAGAAGGAGGCGTTCGACTCCTCCTTGTACTGCTATATCAGCGGCAATACCCCGCGCATGAGTGCCAGTGCCAGGTTTTGCCTTACGCTTTTCTACGCTGTGCTCTTTTGATCGAAAGCCGCTTGTTATATAGAACGGTATCCCACAAGCCTCGCGTAAATCGTCTAGACGATGCACAAAGTCATGAGAGATATTATTCTCCCCTGTCTCGCTACACGCGAAGTCTTCTAGCTTAAAATACTTAAACATTCTCAGTCCTCAAATAGGTACATTATTGCCCCTAAAGCAGCTACCCAGATCGTGCCAAGTATCCCCGTACCTAACTTAGCCGCAAAAGTGTTCTTACCGACTAACTCCATAATGTCTTCTAGCTTTTTTTCGGTCTCATCTAGTCGATATTCATGGCGCTTCAGCCGCCCATTCTGGCCATTGATCTGCTCTTCGACGCGCGCTACATTTGCCATGACCTCTGTCAGCCGGTCTATCTTGGTTTCAAGGCGGTCAAAGCGTTTCCCTACTTCCGTATTGAAGTCAGTCATTTATTCCGGCTCACCTTCTGAATTTTTTCTACGGTACGCATACCGCCGAGACCAAGCATGCCTAAGAGCACGGGCATCATTTCAGACATCTGAAGTAGGGGGATGGTTATCTCACTACCAGCAATAGCTAAAGCAAAGTTGCTCATCGGAATCAGGATGTAATTTGAGGCCATGCCTATTACAGTCACCCACCCGACAGCCGGGCGCCAGCCAGCTACGAACATAGACTTAGAAGCGGCTTCAACCTTGTTGACCTCTAATTGCCCCTTGGCTACTTCTTGAGCATGACGCTCTGCCATTGTGCTAATTTCGTGACTTAGCTTGGCCTTGACGTCTTTGTCTAAAATAAACTTATCCAACAGGTTTGATACTGGACCGATTAGTGCTTGTAACATTTTATTTTCCTCGTGCCATGTAAGCGGTTGCGCCAAAGTAAAGCCCCACCACAGAAGCCTGTGATAAGAACAACATGTCTGACAGAGAAGCTAACGTCGCTAACCTGTCTTCAGGGATAAAGGGAAGGATAGGTAGTAGCGCGTAGACACACATACTTATCATTGCTACCCATGCCATCCTTCGCTGAGAATCTGCTTTCTCTTCTCTCAGTTGTAACTCCACCATTTCCTGGTGCATTTGGATTTCCTCATCCGTCACGGTGCCATCTTGATCTAAGTCAAATTCTGAGTACTTAGACCCTGGCTCTAGTTTTAAGGGGCTCACAGTACAGTTCTCGCTACGGCCCCAATACCTAATAGAATACCTGCCTGATCCTGTGGAGAATTCATTCGACCGTATGCGCCATCAATTGGACCGATTTGTAACATCTTATCGGCAAGCTCCGCCGTAGGGCCAAGGAGCGTTGCTAAAGCTGAACCGCCCCAGTCACCTGATCGCTGCGCCATAGTCAACATACCTATCGGACCGTCAAGCCCCGCTCTGCTAAACAGTTCCACAAAATAAGTGCCGTAGTCCATCTTGTCGGATCGGAGGTATTTCAAGCTGCCGTCAATTCCTGGAAGGGCATACGACAACCCGACTTTTGCGTATTCTCTAAGCTCAAGGCCAAGGGCCGCTAAAGGCATAAACGCAGCCATAGTCAGAATAAGTAACGGGCCCATAGAGGCAGCTATTGAGTTACCTTCTTTATACCGCTCTCTCCCTTCTCGCAAAACGCCTTCTAGGATTACTTTGTTGAACGCATATATAAAAGACTTTAGCTGCCAGACTAAAGCAAAGCGTGGATCAGACGCCCATATAGGCCGCTCCCCAGCATTCGGTCTCAGTACAGAGCTTTCTACAAATCTGCTAAGCGCCGCTTTTACTGCTTGGCCTTCTTCACTATCGAATGACTCACCACTATCGTTCCATGCGCGCACCTGCTCCGCTGTAACGCCTAATTGAGCTAAGTATCGATCTGATCGCTCATTAGGATAATAAGCGTGCTCGATTAGAAATTGTTTACCCATACCCGCAGAGAACTCGCGAGATAGAGTTGTCAACGCCTGTAGTCCCGTGTATTTGAAGAATTTATCGGTAGCATTCCGAGCCGTAGGGTCTAACATGTCGCTATCAGCCTGAGACATCCACGCGGTCGCGGCTGCTTCAGGCATAACAACCCCAATATCATTCGCTAAGCGTTTCGCCACTTCCCTGTTTTGAATCTGATTGACGATTTCTTTAAAGAACATACCTATGCCTTTGAACTCTTTTGTCTGAACAATAGAGCCCGCAAAATCTGGTATAGAGGCAAGCGTGGCAAACGGTAATAGGGTCACCAAGTTCATTGTCGCGAGATAGCTAGTGGTCTTGCGCCAGAATGGAGATAAGTGCGTCACGTTGCCGAGGTATGCATTAATAACAGACTCAGCTGTTGCCTTTTCCTCTTTATTAAGAGTCGCAAGAAGAGGTTGCAGCTTATCCTTACCGTTCGCATCTTTTGTAGCTTTGTTCCATTCAACGCGTTTTGTAATATTGTCGATGTACTTCATTAGCGCCACTTCAGGGTCCATCAAAAACATAGTATCTCTAAGCACAGAGCGTTCTACATTTTTAGTCAGGTCGAGCGTGGCTTCTACCACAGCTCCAGGATCAAGTGCATCGGTGCTTTCTGGTTTACCCCCCTCGTCAATATTGCCCTGATACTTAATTAATTTATTAACAGTCTGCCTCAACACCTGCATATCAGTCTTTACACCGGCGCGCTTATTACCATCAACGACCAGCTGTATAAATGCCTCTGGGTCAGCTGTTATTTCCGCTAGCTCGAGTAGTACAGGGAAGTAATCATTTCGGAAACCAATATCAGAGTTCGAGGGGGCAACATACTCTTCGTGCATCCGCTGAAGGTATTTCCGTATTGCTACGGCTTTCGGGTTTTTAAGTTCACTGGTAGGTGTACTGCCCTGCGCTTCCTCCAACGCATTCTGTACATCGTCAGTAGTCCAATCTGCGCCTATCGCATCAAATAACCCAGCACGCCACTCATCGCGAGCTAGCTGTCTAGCCTGAGTAAACCCTAGTCCGGCGGTCGTGTTAGATCTGACATAAAACAGGTCCGCGATTTCGTCGCCTGCAACCATACGAAGCATGCCATCTGCGGTACGGACCAACCCAAGTATTTGTGTAGCCCACGGGTTCTTGGCTAGGAAAGCACTTTGCATTTCCGACAGCTTCTGCCGGAACGCCGTCTCACGGGCGGCTGCACCAGTCTGAATATTTATCTCGGCCTTAATCGCCTGGACAAGAGCCTTTTGTTCCCAGGAAGCCTCTGCGGGTTCTGGGATGCTACCCTCTGCGGGGTCTGGAATACTAGCCTCAACAGCATCTTCTGTTACAGTGCTTTCCTCTTCGCGGACATTCGCCGGTTCTGCATCTATTCGAGCCGCGCCTATTCCCGACGCCCACGCAACTATCTCGCCGTTGTCGTTATACACTGGGGCCGTATAGCTTTCGCGGTTAGCGGCTCGCGCTGCGGTCACGTCGTCCATATACTTTTTAAAGCTAGGTTTCACTTTATCAGTGCGGCGGAATATCTGACTGGGGTGCGTTGACATCGCTGCCCACAGCTTTTTGAACTTCTCAGCGATTCGCTTAAAGTGGCTGTCAATCGCATTCTTCGCGCTGCGATCGTCAGCTTGCATATCCTGCTTGATCCACGCGGCTACTTGGTCTGCGTACCACTCTTCGAACCCTTCCTCTTCCCACTGTCTTATAGGTTTGCCATCATCTCGGGCTTTCTTTCGGTCTCTAATAAAAGCAGCAGTCAACCGCTTCATTAGGGGCTCGTTTTTTAACGTACCGTTTATCTCTTCTCGAAACAAGGCGTGCCCCATTTCGTGAGCCGCAGTCATAGCAATGGCGGCTTCGTTAGTATTATTAACATCGTTAAGTATAATTACGGATGCGCCTTGGAAACCAAGGGAGACCCCTTTTCGAGTTAGTGCTTTACTACGCAGGTCCATAATCCAGTCGGTCATTGTTTCCGCAACTGGAGACGAGTTAGTTAGGGGCGCGATAGTTTCATAGGTGACACGCCTTAAAAAGGTGTGACCTAGTAAAGTGGCATCCGCCACATCAGAAACATATTTATCCATCGCCGGTTTGAGTAAACCGTCTGTCTGAAGACCTCTAACAAAGCTAGCCACTGCGTTCAGGTCCGAAAGATCCAAAGGCTTAATTTTTGAATCACCCATTAAGGTTCTTAGCGCAATCTTACCTTTCGCACTTGCCTTGTTGTTTATGTACCCAGCAATGATTTCACGGGTTTTAGTATCTATGCCTTTTAAACTTAGTATGGCGGTAGGGGTCTTTAATTTTATGGCGCGAGAGATCCGCTTAACCAATGAAGTGACTAACGTATTCACTTCACCGAAGGGGAACGTAACCCCCGATGGGATATCTAAGGGGGGCTTATCTGACGGAGTTGGACCTGTACTCGGAGAGCTACCTATTGGACGGTTTTGCCTACTATCTATATTACGCTCGCCCTCTTCAATATTACCTCTAGTAAGTGGTATCCCATCATCTGTCCGAGCATTGTTTTCCGCCATATCGTAAGGCTCAACTGTTTCGGTTTCTTCATCAAGAAGCGTCTCCACGATATTTGCGCCACGCGATCCTGGCACATAGGGCTTTAGCAAATAACCTAAACTAACTTTCTTACCCGCGTCATTGAAACCGACGGTTATATTAGCTATTTTTGGATCTAATTTAATTCTGGGGTTAGCCAAGTTCTCCATAATTACAGATAGCGGTACGCCTTGAATATCAACCTCATACCCGCGCATCTGAAGTTCACCCAGTATAGCTAGTAAGCCTTCGCGAGTTGATTGGGTTGCCCCTGCCCCCGTAAAAGAACCCTCTAAAGATTCCACAATACGTCGACCCGCGTTCATCAGATCTACAGGGTTGACGCTAATAGCTGCATCGGCGCCTGGAGCTGTAATATTTATAGTGCGAAACTTTTGGATACTACTAGCAGCTTTACTAATTGATCTGCGTAAAAACTCTGACATCGAGACTTCGTCTTCAATACCTTTTTTATCGCGGATTCTTATTTTCTGTGTATCAGGAGTAGTCTCTATGTCAATACGATAAGAGCCATCGCTGTTGATCGCGACCTGTACTACTTCATCTGGGTTGGCTTTTTGTAACGACACAGCAGTGTTAAGCATGCTTTTAGACATGCGTTTGTAGAAATTAGTAGTGAAATCGACAGCGAACCCGAGCATATCCGCGTAAGCTGCCCTCGCCGCTTCTATACCATCGAAGCTATTGTCGCCCTCTACCGCTTGGTAAGTTTCAGTGGTCTTACCGCCTTGGGTAAATGAATGTGTACGAACTTCCGGCTCGAATTCTTGATCAGCGTCTCTTTCGTTTGGAGTCTGGTCTTGTTCAAGGGGATCGACGTCGTCGTCCATAAATTTAACATCAGGTTCTGCTCGGCGCGCGCGGTCAGCAAGGGCATCTTCGACTGGCATAAACTCGATGCGCCCACCTTTAGGCATTAGCTTTTCGGCGGCAGCACGCGCTGCGATAATCTCGTCACCATCGCGGCTGACCACCTGCTCTGAGATAATGCCCCCCTCCGCGTCGTAAACCCTGAAGACATCACTCTCAGTGCCCGTCTTAACCGAACTGTAGCCTAACGCTGCAGCAAGAACCGCATCAGACGCTTCTCCCTTAATCACGTTTTCGACAATGTCGACATCAGTGGAAATTATGGTGCCTCGACCAGGAACAAAAGCGGAGTACGCACGAGACCCGTTTATAATAACTTTTTTGATACGGCCACTACCGCTGGCATACCGAGGGTCCGGCGTAGTGCCACTTATCCATACGGCTTCTTTAGAACTACTGGGGTCGATCATCGCGTTGACTTGAGCGTCTATGTCGCGCTTAGACTCCTGAGTAGTCTGCCCTGGAGCAATCCTAGATATCTCACTACTCGCTTGCGAACGGGTCATGAACTCTTTGATAGAGTCTGACATCTCTGCCGCTTTTTCAGTTACGGCGGCGACGGTACTAACGACGCCACCAGGTATTTCATTAGCAGCTTGCACGAGTCCCGAGCCTCCGCCACCCGCTGCTGCGCCACCAAAGAATCCAATAAAGCCTGCTTGGATACGACGGAGATTAGCGTCAGCGTCGGTGAATGTGGCATCCATATCCATACGGTTACGGATCGCGAGTTCTTCTTGAGCTAGTTCTGCGGCTCCCTCTAACACGCCGCCTTTTACAAAACCCGTGCCGGTCGCAGCCGCTAGCCTGCCCATAACAGACTTAGGGCCAGCTGATTTCTTGCTAGCCTGTCTGCTTATCAGGCTTAATAGTCCAGCCTCGCCAAAGACCCCGATCGCTGCTTGCGGTAAAGCTACTAATCCTGCTCTCATCGCTTGCGTTCTATCTAACTCACGCCCTGACTCAAGTGCTTCACTAACATTAGATCCCGTTAATGGTGCATATTCGGATAGCCCTGCGCCAAGTAGGGCGCCCTGCTTAGCAGTTTTGTTACGTAGGTAGCGGTTTCTAGTAAGTACATGCGCTTCTTTTGTAGCTTCAAAAGCTGCCTGCGCAATAGCACGTTGATCGGGGGTAGCGGTCTTTTTTGCAGTAGCATTTAAAGAGTCTTTGATGATGCTCTTGGCGGCTTGGCGGGTCGACTGCGTAAGAACCTGCTTCCCTGCCAACATCGTCACGCTGCCAATACCAGCACCTGTGATCGCGCTAATTACGCTAGGGACTAGCTGCCCTACGCCCACTGTAATTTGGTCAAGCACGCCTTCGAACGTCGGTTCATCAAGAACCTCACTAAATTTTTTCATCCCTGCTAATGGGATACCCGCGAATTCTTCTTGGATACGCGCATTTTCAATAGAGTCAGCTACGCCCTGCTCATCGCCAAAAAGCGCGCTCCACGCGGCGCCCATATAATTTAAGTCAGCCGCTACTCCTTCAGCGCCCGAGGTAACGCCACGGCGAAAGGTTGTTACTAGATCATCACTCGGTAGTGGGTCAAGTGGAGTAGTAATAACAGAACCTACGTTGGCCCCCGTAATAGGTCCGTCGAACCCAGTGTTATATGCTTGCGCCATTACAGCATCGTTCGGAGAGCTGGTATTGTAGGCGGCGTTCATAACCGCCGTTGCTGAGTCTACCGGAGCTTGCATTGGTGCTGGCGCTGGCGCTGGTTTAGCAGCAGGAGCTACGAGTCTTTTTGTAAAAAATTGCGCTACTGCATCATCTTGTGCGCCTGCGGGTGTTGGGTTAGATTGTGTGACGCCTGTGATTCTCGATGAGAAAAACTGTTCCACTGCATCGTTTGTAGATCCGTTAGTTGGGGTGTAAGCCGCAAAACCGATATTGTAATAGTCTTGGCCTGACGTTCCATTTGCATCAGTTCCCGACAAATCGTTCGAAGCGCCACCCGCTCCCAATAGATGGGACGCCGCTAATAGCCCCATAATCTTGTCGTCTGATGTAGACGCGTCGACCGTACCCCTTTGCTTTAAAGACTTGAGATTAAAATCTACATTCTCTTGGAAGGCGGCATCTTGCACATCAGTGTTTTGTAAGAAATCTTGAAGACTAGAAACGCCGCTTTTTCCAGTCCAATTTGCGGGGTTATTCATAGCAGATTTGTTACCCGCACTAGAACTCCCAGACTTTAAATAACCTAGTGTTTCTAGTGCCGATGCACCAAACTGATATCCGCCAACATACCCCAACTGGTTGATAGCCGAATAGTCGCCCGATGACTCTTTATCGAGCATCGGGGCTTGTAAATTTGCTGCGTAACCCTGTAACACATAGCTTCCTTCTAGTTAACTATATTATTTGTTATATTCAGCGGCTGTACCATTCTTTTGCGCAGCTGTTATGAGGAGTCTAGCTATTACTTTAGAATCTTCTTGTAGATCTTCCACCTTGAGTGCCTCGCTTCTGACGCCTTCTTGGTCTACATATACAATCGATGTGGGTTTACCATTTTTAGTCTTGCCAACTCGAACGTTGTTGAGATCGAAATCTATAGTTCCGTCAGCATCTTTTCGGAAGAAATCTTTGTAAGTTTCGCCATCGAATAAACCACCTGGATCTGCGTTAGCCTTAGATTGGAGGTACAGACTTAGCATGGGATTAATAATATCCATACCCGCTGCAGCGGAGACACCGCCTTGCGCATTCTTTAGTTTAGGTATAAAACCCGAAATCAAACGAGAGATTATGACTGCGTCATCTTCGTCGCCCGAGAATGGTGTGTCTGTCCAGGTGGCATCAGCTAGTGTCGTAGATTCCTTGTCTATCATGCCGAGCTCTTGATACATCTTGAGAAGGACAGGATCGCCGGATTCTATCATCGGCCCCACAGCGGCCATGTCGTATTGTTGACGTTTTAGCTGTAAGTCTTGCAACTTGGTTCGGGCGTTCCGGGTCGCGGCTTGGCCCTGTGCTTCAGCGGACCTAATCTGCGCGGCTTGTAACGTGCCTACCTCTTGATCACCATTGTTAAGTAAATTACTAATTCCTTGGGCAACGCCTGCTTTTACAGCGGTGTCGCCTTCCGCAGTAGCGCCCATGACCCAAGCGAGCATTTGGCCTTCTTGGGCATTAATCTCTCCGGCCTCTATCGCCTTTGCAAGCGCAGCCTCATTATCAATGCCGCGATCTTTTAAGAACTTATCCATCGTGGCGATCTGCTTTTCAGAAGGTGTTTCTGTTTGCTCTAAGATCGCTTTTTGTACATTCTCTGCAGTTAGCGTGAAAGACGGTGGAGAGATCACTGGGTCAGGTGTGGTAGAAGCTGGTCCACCAACGTCCGTGCCCTTTGGCGTGCGTCCGCCAGTAGATTGGGCAGACGCTGGTTGGCCATTTAGCATAACGTCAACACGACCTTGTGTAATATCTTTACGACCGGCTGCAATCTCTTCGTCATTAGCTTCATTCGCCGCGAAGTAGTTAGGCGAATCAGCAGGCATATCTGTAATCTCAGACAGCCCTAACTTTCGACCTATAAAACTTGTTTTAAACGCATCCCAAACCTGACCCGCTGCTTTGAACGGAGCTGACACTGTATCTTCTGTGCCCGCTGCTATCACGCCCGCCGTTTTGTCCCATAATTGGCCTAGGGACTGGCCATCACTTAGTCGTTCGCTTACCGTGGCCTTCTCTTCTGGAGTAAGACCATTCCACTTCTCGCGCGTCACGCCGTTATCAACGAGACGCTCTGCTAGTGAACCAGCTGGATAGCCACCTCCCTCTTCGACCTCTTTAAGGAACAGCTCGTCTGATCGCGCCTGTCCTTTTGCGACTAGTGCATCTGCATCACCGCCCAGAGACTTAAAAACGTCTAACAGCGCTTTCATTGCACCTGGCGCTTCGATATCAATACTATTAATCTGGAGGCCAAACTGAGATAGCTGGGCCTGATCATCTATCTTGGTAACGGCTAGATCGAGCGCCTGTTGCTTAGCCATATTAGCGGTGATGGCTGCGGCAGATGCTAAGACCGAGCCCGTAGACTCAAGACCACCATCATTCACCGCTGCCTGATACCGCGAGTTCAATACGCCAGACATGGTGGTAGGATCAATTTTCGTTGCGTTTCCCATCGGGTCTGCGTTGCGCCCTTCTGTCATCACGACTATTTCACCTGTGTCGCTGCGCTTTACCATTGGGGTATAAGAACCGTCCTCATTTTTTATTACATCTACTATATTCGCTCCGACACTCTGCCCTTTTTCATTAGTAAAGTTTCTGTACTGTTCCATAGCCGAATCATTGAGCATACTGATCGCAAATTGTTTTGCTTGAGGGTCCTCTAATAAGGCTAAACCATCTGTCTTGTTCCACTCTTTTCCCATAGAACCAAAGTGCGCATTAATGCCCCCAACAAGGGTACGTGCGTCATCTTTTCTTCTAATTAAAGTCTGCTGTTCGTTGGCATTATCCTGCTGTTCGCGGCTAATCTTCAGACCTTGTCGCTGCCGGTTTTTGGTGTACTGGTCAGCGAAAACCTGTTGACCAGTTTGCAATGCGGCTAATGAGCCTTCAAGAATAGACATATTTAGTTACCTTAAAATGCGAACGCAAAGATGGCGGCAGAAGCTAGGCCGCCTATCGTGCTATATGTTTGGGCTTTAGATGCGGCTTTGGCCGAATCATAAGCATTTTTGCGCTGGGTAGCGTTCTGTGCCGCGCCTTGCATCTGGCTAAGTGACGACCGATTTACGCCTTGCCCAATATTTATTAAGTCACCAATCGCTGCTTGGTTTGAGTCTTTTTGGGCTATTCGGGCGTCGTTAACAGATTGTGATAGCCCGAGGTTATTTGCTCTGGCTAAACCTCGCGTTTGTTCTTGCCGCTGCGCAGGAGTCAGGTTAACTCCGTAGCGTGATGCGTTACGGTCAGCAACACCCGACATCAACCCCTGAGCGTTTGTTGCATTCACACGCGCATCATCAATCAGAGACGTGTCGTTCTGCGCACGATCTAATAGACCTTCTTCGAACTCGCGATAGTTTTTTACATAATCGAGATAATCATTTCGAGTAATGCTCGCGTAGGCTTGATCAGGGTCTGCTACATTCGGTAACCCCGTAGTAGCATTTTGGTTCCCGCCCAGCGTGGCATAATCGGGTATGTCTAACGCTATAGTCATCGTTATATCCTATTAATAAGGGTCAGTGCTGAACATACCGCCGTAGTTGAGCCGCGCCCCAAAGCCGGTAACTGAGTTACCATCCTCGTCGCGTGGCGCAAAGAACGAACCTTTCTCTGTCTTCATCACAGAGCCATCCTTGTTTTTCATTGGCGTCGTAGTATCATTACCTTTCGCGTCTTTCTCGAACATCGTCTTTCCGCCAGTCTTCATATTCTTCCCCCCCTGTAATATCAGAGAAGTGCCTATTTGCCCAAGTGCTGCAGTTTTAGCGGAGCGTTTTGTCTGGGAGGCACTAGCTTTAGTAAGTACTCTAGAAGCACCCATGCTTCCCGCAGCAGTCATACCAGTCTGCGCGTCGGCTGCTTGCCCCCGAGCAGTACCTAGAACGCCAAGCTGCGCATTGTTTTTAATGGTTAGCCCAGCTTTGTCTGCTTGCGCTAGCTGCGCCTGATACGCTTGTGCCTCTTCTCCGCCTGATGCAGCTGTCGCTGCGCGGTCATAGCTGGCTCCGCTCGCTAATGTTTGCATGGTGTCGGCGTTAGCACGGCCTCGCAATACATCTGCGGAATCGTCTTTTAACGACGAATCGCGCATATTTTGTAACAACGGGTCATACTTCTCTTTGAAGTATTTGTTTTCCGCCATCGCTACAGCCGCAGACGCTTGCTCCGCTGGAGAAGCTACGTAATCTGATTTTTTTGGTCCACTACCCATTAGATTTCTCTCGTGTAAATAATTGTGTCGATCTGCCATCCTTGCGTAACTAGGTGATCTTTTAATTCAGGTATAGCGGATCGTGTTTCTATATTCTTGTATCCGCCATCTCTAGCTTGCTGAATAAAAAAATCTTGGTGTCTTGTTACGAGATCCATGCCGCGCTTGTATGCCCAGGCTAGCCAGATCAACAGCGTCCTATCACCCGTAAACGTATCCGTCTCACCTGTAGTAACTACAAAACCGTCTTCCGTTGACCAGAGTGTTGCAGCGCCAGAGTGGCAAGCCAGATACACGTCACTAACCGAATAGGTAAATTGCGGGTTATCATCTAAAATCTCCTGAACGGCAGGTGCTACCCATTCGATACTCTTATTAATATCCGCAATTATTGGATCAGCCGCCTGAGCCATATCTTTTGCGCCGTGAATTTCGACCGCTTCCAAGTCCACCATAGATAACTCTCCTAACGACGCCTTCATCAGCGTGTCGCGCTTTTCGTTCCGCTGAATTAACGCCTTCAGAAAATAGCGATCCGTAAATCTGTGCGCCTGTTATATCAGTCCAAGCTTGCCCAGGAGTGCGAAGAAGTCGGAACAATGTGCCATTGATAATAGTGTCGCGGTACTCCTCCATAATTTCACTGTCACACGCTGTAGACGTAGTTGTAGGTTTTAGCTGCGCTCTTATAGCCGTACTAGAAACTTCCGTAGATGACGGTACTGGCACTAACCAAACAAGTGACTTTCCTTGTTTTATGTAGTACTCAGGAGTCCCTGCATTAGACTGCTCGCGCCACTTAGGTTTACGCTGCTCGATAAGCCCACTTGAAATCGGTTCGAGATCTTTACCATTAAAAACCGCTGACATTATTTTATGCACGGACGTGCCTGCCGGTGGTTCTAGATCGTATTCGTAGATATTGCCTACTGTTGTAATCGGGTCAAGCTCAACCTGATATATACCAGTCTTTTCACAGAACTCAATAACAGCCGACCGAATATTTCTTTCAATCAAAGTATCTGGACAGCCCGCGACCATAGGCAAAATTTCGGGGAGGAGCGCTTCATAAGAAATCGCCATTTTTATACTCCAGCCTGAGCTCTACGTTCAATGTTTGGATTAGTTAGCGCGTCGATCTGTGCTTTGCCGGTAACGGAAGTTGTAAATAACTGGAAATGGCTAGATGCACGCTGCGCATTACCTGCATACTCAGCATCTTTCATATACGCCATGTACAACACGTAGTTCATAACTGCGTTTGCGAAAATATCCGGGATTGACAGATTACCCGCCAGAGCGACGGTTGCGGGATTAGATGAATACATAATCTCAATATATGAATTACCGCTAACACCAGGATAAACGTAAAAGTTTCTCGGATTGGACTCTTCATAAACGTAATGCTTTATGATGGAGGTGTGAGCCGCGTCGCCAGTCACAGTAGGGTCATGCCAGTCTGGGCTCTGCCCGTCTAGAACCTCAATGCCAACTAGTCGCACTGCCCGTTTACCTGTGCCGTTACTAGCAGCAGACGACATGTTTCGGACGACTTTTAAAAGTCGGTTACCCGCAGTAGGTATAGATTGCTTGGTGCCAGTGACAAGGGTTATAGTCTCATTAACAGCAGAGGCGTCTGGTTTTAACAAAGCTATTTCACGCTGCGCATCGTTTACCCATAAAACGAGTTCGCCAACCACTGGCCATCTGACTCCAGTGGTGTCCTGCAATACAGCTTGAACCCTATCAATTACGCTCTGTACTGTCGTTGCCATTATGTGTACCTATGAATTAAGTATTGATTCCCAAGCGGCTTCACGCTCATCTGTGCCGATCGTTTCGCCCATCAGCTTGTTTACTGCTGAGGCTTTTGGATAGCCGTCAGCTTTGAAATTCTTTGGATCACCATCATCCATCATCTTCTCGAGTACAGTAGTCAGCAGCGCGTTTGAATTTGGCACTGCTTCCGTAGCCGCTTCTGGGGCCACTTCTTCAAAAACCGCCTCTTCAGCACCTTTCTCTTCGATGTACTTACCGTTATATTCTTTCGCACCAGCTTGTAGTGCTAAATGCCCGATCTCATCTGAAACCGTTATTGGATCTCCTGCTTGAAACACGATAGCCGCGCCAGCAAGTGTGGTAATGCGTAGCTCTTTGTCACTTACAATCTTCATGATATTTAATTCCTGATCTATATATTAAAAAGCCCCTCCCCCTGTAAAGGAGGAGAGGCGATCGACTTACTTACTGTGCAGTATCTAAACAGATAACGCCGAAGTCCTGTACGTCACCAGTGATATCACTGTTGTACTTAGGCTTGCGCATTCCGAAGATCTTGCCTACTGAAATACCAGACTGGTTACCGTAGTCGAAAGTATCTTCAACCATCTCAGGCAGACCAATGTCAGCTAGGGCTAGAGCCTGTGCTCCGCAGAACAAAGCGCGCGCTCCGTTTACGTCT